TTATACTTCAATCTCCATGCCGTTCCGCAGTGTGAATGTCAGCTCACCCTCAATTCCCACAACGACCTTCTCCACCATCAGCCGCCACAGTCGTTCATCGAATTTGTCAATCAGGATTCCGCTTTCTTCCAGCACATTTACCAGTCTGTCAAGCAATTCCTTGCGAGAAAGCTTTGTAGCCTTTTGGCTTTGCAGGTCTTTCAGCCGTGTTTCACCTTTAGCGCGTTGCTTTTCGTATTCCGCCAGTTTTGTGTCATAGAAATCCTCTCCCTGCGGATGCATTGCATTTTCCCGGATGAACTGCTGCATAGATGCCGCAAGCCCGTTCAGGTAGATATACTGTGCTTCGATTTTTCTATCCAGTGCTGCGGTGTTGGAGAGTATTTCCACGATCTGCTGACAGGAAATCAGAAAATCCTCCTTGTCACTTGCTATCCGGTTGCACACCTCGATGAACCGCTTTTTTATCTCGTCCTCATACAGATGTGGCGTTTTACACTTTTTGTTTCCGGAAGACTTGGAAAATTTGTGATTGCACTGCCAGATAATTCTCCGGTATTTGCTTGTGCTATGCCACACTTTCGAGCCGAAGAACCCTCCACAGCAGGAGCAGACGAGCTTTGCCGAGAAAATGGAACTGCCGCTGTACTCCTTTCCAAGCCCTTTTCGTCTTTCGATTTCCGCCTGCACAAGCTCAAATTCCTGCGGCTCAATAATCGGAGGATGGCTGTCCTCGATGAAATACTGTGGAACTTCGCCCTCGTTGACCTTCTGTTTTTTCGTCAGGAAATCCATAGTGAACTTTTTCTGCAACAGTGCCGAGCCTTTGTACTTCTCGTTCGTGAGAATGCTTTCCACGGTTCGTCTGTGCCACTTCTCACCGCCGGCAGGGGCAGGAATCTCCCTCTCCATCAGCATTTTGGCTATCTTATAGTATGAAAGCTCTTCCATGAAAGACTTGTATATGAGCTTAACAACCTCAGCCTCCTCCGGTACGATCTCAGGAAGCCCGTCCTCTCCCTTACGATATCCTAAGAATCGTCCGTAAGGCATTGTGACCTTGCCATCCGCCATACGCTTTCGCTGACCCCATGTCACATTCTCCGAAATAGATCGGCTTTCTTCCTGCGCTAAAGAACTCATAATGGTGATGAAAAGTTCTCCTTTTGAGTCCAGCGTGTAGATGTTCTCCTTCTCGAAATAGACCTCAACGCCCTTTTCTTTCAGCTTTCTGACGGTTGTCAGGCTGTCCACAGTGTTTCGTGCGAAACGAGATACTGATTTAGTTACGATCAAATCAATTTTTCCGTCCAAAGCATCTGCGATCATTCGATTAAAACCGTCCCTGTGCTTCGTATTGGTCGCCGAGATTCCTTGATCCGTATACACGCCTGCAAACTCCCAGTCATCACGCTTCTGGATGTACTCTGTGTAGTAGGATACCTGTGCTTCGTAGGAGGTCTGCTGTTCCTCGGAGTCTGTCGAAACTCGTGCATATCCGGCTACTCTGCGCTTTATGGGCTTATCCAGCGGCATGAATGTAGCCCTATCAAGTTTTGCCGGAATAACTGTTACTCTTGACATTTCTTACCTCTTTTCTTGCTATGCTCAGCGGCTTTTTTCCGCATTTCAGGTGTCCACGCTTCTGTGCGTGAGTGGTCAAGCCAGTGGACTGTGCGCTTCTCACCAGTTTTGAAGATAAAGGTTAACACATTCGGTTTTGGTACAGAGATATATTCGATCTCGTCCTGAAATACTTCATTGTCAAACTCGTCAAGATTCAGGACTTCACAGCATTTGTCATACAGAATATCTTCCGGTATCTGCTTGGACTCCGGACAGAATTTTTTGCCCCGTGCGTTGTAAGTCCAGCAGATCCACAGAGTTCTATATTTTTGCACCTTCCTGCGGTAGTATTTTCCGCAGCAACCGCAGTGGATCATGCCGGTAAAGGGGTAGGTAACATTTGTCGGCTTATCCGGTGTGAAATAGTCTTGTTTTGCCTTCAAAAGTTCCTGCACACGCAGAAATGTTTCCTTATCAATGATCGCGGGATGTGCGTCCTCAACCTGAATCATTCGCAGAACACCGTTGTTTACCATCTTACGCTTCGTGATGTGGTTTTCGCTGTAAAACTTTTGCAGCATAAGGTCACCGCAGTATTTTTCGTTGTTCAGTATCCTGCGAATGGCTTCAGAAGTCCACTGACAGCCGTTTTTCGTCAGGATACCAAATGATTGCAGTTTGTCATAGGGAGGATTCATGCTTACAAATAGGTAATCGTGATCCGTTTCTGGTCTTACCTGCAGATAATCAATAACAGCAGAACCAACTCTCTCAGAAAGGGGCAGGACATTGGGATTATGCGTTTTGCTTTGCTGAAATGAAATTGAGCATATTTCCCAATCAAAATCTGAAACCTTTAATTCACGTATATCTTTACTTCTAACACCAAGTTCAGCAGCAATTAAAATAAATGCGTAGTCCCTCTTACCCTTGACCGATGAACGGTCTACTGCCTCAAGAACAGCTTCTATTTCATCGGATTCCCATATTTTTACCATGCTCTGAGATCCTCCCAGTCGATACTGTGGTACAAAAGATGTCAGGTCTTTATCCGTGTAATTCAACAAATACAAATACGATAAAAACTTCCTTAATCTGCTGAGTTCACAACGCATAGTACTCCTTGCATGGCCGTTTAATGACAGCACATATGATGAAATGTGAGTTTTATCGATTTGCGACAATTTGGTTACTCCGATACTTTGAAAGTATCTCAAAACACCGGAGATGCCTTTTCGCATGGTTAAGCAAGAGCATTCTGAATGCCCAGTTTTTTGAAGGTATTTATCTTGAGCATCAAGAAATTCCATAGCTTCTTGCGACAACAAAGGAAGCGGATTAAGCTCACCCTTCTGCCATCCTCCACGATAATACATAAGATCCAACATTTTGATGCACTGAGTTTTTCGCATAATGGTAGAATCCTTATACTTCGGCTCTCTATGAGTAATTTCCGCAATATACAGATCCTTTAACGAACAAGAGTAATAAGTGTAATCATTCAGATTGCAAAAATTTAGAAATTGCTTCCATGCAAGGATAACATACTTGCACCTTCTAGGTGAATACCCCTGTTTATGCAATGTTTCCGTTGCATCCATGATCAGCTCTTTCACTGTCATATTCGACAATGCTATCACGTCCTTTCAAGAGAATACTACCACATAATTATGGAATTTACGCGGTAATCTCTCAAGAAAGGAACGATGATTTCAAGGATATTATGTGAAGTAAATTTGCTTTTTACTCTTTATTTATTGCCCAAACAATGCCACACATCACATAATATACAACTCCAAGATAAATCCCGTTGTCCCACAGCTTGTACTCTGCGGAATCCGTGTAGGGATCAGCAAGCCATTTCCTGATTTGCTTTTCAGTTTTCGGTTTTCCCTTGGGGTTTGTGACCCGCCGCCATGTCTCCCAGACCTCCGTCCAGAAGGTGATCTCCTCATCGGTCGGATCGGGAATCGCAAGGTCGGCACACCACCAGTCGGGGAATCCCTGCAATCTGGCGCACTCCACCGGAGTCAGACGACGAACGATATATACCGGCTCGTCATTCGGAAGGTCGTTCACAAGCGGAGGATCCTTCCAGTCGGATGCGACCAGCGTGTTTGCCTGTTCATGTGCGGCGACTGTGTGGTGAGAATTCTTGCTTGTGCTGTAGTGATCGGCATCCGGTGCTGCGACAGCATGCCTGTCTGTTGTGTTCAGCGTAAAGCACACATCTTCATTGATGCCGTCACCCTGCGGACCGTTCTTGTCGGCACGACCGATCATCGAGCCTTGCAGAGCATAGGTCTCCGGCTCGGCGATCACAACAGCCTGCTGATTATCGCCGGCATTGGCTCGAAGCGTACCGCTTTTGCCGTCACTGTATACATGACCGCCGACACGTGATGCAGCCCCCGGTTCAAGAGCCACCACAGCGACACCGCCGTGATTCGAGTCTGGCGATCCCTCGCTCGTATCAAGGCATCGGGAGATGTCTGTCGGATAGCAATGCCCACGAGCGTTTTTTGTACCGTCTGATGTGAAACGCACATCGAAGGTTTCAGGCGCAGGTGCTACCACGCAGATGCCGCCCTGATTGCTCGAAATCGCATGACCACCGCTTTGATCGAGCGTTCTGCTCGTTTTTGCCTCATAGAAGCCGCTGTGTGGATTGTCTGACATCATCGCATTGGAATGCTTGCTGCATACACCGAAGGCTTTGATCTCTGGCTGAAAGAGTGTCTGGTCGTTGTTGGTAGCAAGCGTAGCAGATTTATCAGTTTGCCAGAGAGCGCCCTTGCCGCCGCCTTCGCAGCCTGACCTGATTTTCAGCGTGATCGGTTCAGCGACAAGCGGTACATTGTTGCCGCCCGTCCCGGCTCTGCTGCAAAGTGTCTGGCAGGTGTCGTCCTCACGGATCTTCACACGACCGTCTGTCGGATGGTTTTCGACCGAGAGTGCCGCAGGAACAACACCTGCTCTCAGTGTCGGGGAGACTTCCTCCTCGTATCCGATGCTGCGTGCTTTGGCACTGTGTTCTGTGGAGAATCCCGCCGCATGAAGTACCGCCGGATGGTTGCCGTGATCCTGTGCGACCAGTGCGAGAGCCTTGTTCTCGGTGATGCCGACGCCGCTGTTGCCCTGTGTATTCAGGCAGAGGGTTCCACCTCCAGCGTCAGACCGCCCGCCTGTCTCTCCAGTGCCTTCTTCAGCACCTCCGGCAGCTCCTTGCCACGCACGGAAGCCCTGCGGAGTATACCCAGACACGCCTTCGGACTTAAATAGTATTTCTCCGGCACTTCCGCCAGCAAAATCTGCGACAAGGTAGATTCTTGCTCTGCGTTGGGGGACACCCCAGTATTGAGCATCGAAAACTCGGTAAGCCACGCTCCATCCGTCTCCCAGATATACGTCTGATTTTGCCCATCTGTGATTTTCAGGCGCAGGCACCTCGATCCCTTTTTCTTTAACTCCGATAACTGCTTCGAGGACAGCCTTGAAGTCGTTTCCTCCGTTGGATGAGAAAGCGCCGGGGACATTTTCCCAGACGCAGTATCGCGGATATCGTCCATTTGTTGCATCCCTCATTTCTTTGATGATACGGATCGCCTGAAAGAACAGGTTCGACCGATCACCATCATGGATTCCGGCACGCTTTCCAGCAATGGACAGATCCTGACAAGGGCTGCCGAAGGTGATAATATCCACCGGCGGAAGCTCTGCGCCGTTCAGAGTAGATACATCACCGTAGTGCTGCACCTGCGGCAGCCGCTTGTGCGTGACAAGCACCGGAAAAGGTTCAATTTCGCTGCTCCACCTTGGCTCGATCCCTGCGAGGATGCCACCAAGCGGAAAGCCCCCGGAGCCGTCAAACAGGCTGCCGAGGGTCAAGTGTTTCTTATCCATCATCCGCCTCCTTTGCGTTCCTGCACAGATCGAGGAAGTCCTCCCTGATCTGCTCTCTGTAAGCCATCGCCACCGCAGGAATCTCGTGTGTATACACCGGTCTGCCGATAAAGCCGGAAAGATAGTCATACAGATATTTCAGATCATCGCCCTTGAGCATAGAAATCTCTGTGTAAGCGGTCACGACCGCGCATTCATGCTTCGTCATCGGTATCCTCCCCAAGCATCAGTTCACAGGCTTTATTATAAAAATCCCGGCTGACTTCAAAGCCGTAGCTGTGTCTGCCAAGCTCCCTCGCCGCACGCAGCGTTGAGCCGGAACCGGCGCAGGGATCGATGACCACATCACCCTCGTCGGTAAATATCCCGATCAGCCGTTTCAGGAGATTTACCGGCTTCTGCGAAGGATGTATCTTCGGGATATCCTTGCCGTCCCGCATCCAGTCAAAATGGTCGAAGATCATGTGCCTCTTGCCATCTGCATCGGCATTGCGGAACTTCGGCAGCTTTCCCCGATACAGCACCAGAGCGTATTCCGTTGCGCCCACGATCCTCATGTTCGCCTTCAGCACCTGCGGACTGTAATTCTTCATAAAGCACAAAAACTGATACTTCTTGAAGCCGTATTTCTCCGCCTGCCGGATGACCTCGGGTATCTGCTGAAAGGCACAGAATACGATCATGCAGGGAGCATCCTTCTCACCTTTGGACGGCTCCTTTTTGAGCAGCCGGTTACAGAAGGCGAAGTATTCAGCGATGTTGAAGGTGTAATCCGTGTGGAATGCAGCCTTGTGCGCTTTGCTGCTTTCACCGTTCTGATTGTCACCGTTCACATACCAGTCGGGACGGCTGGCATAAAAGTCGCCGCCGATGTTGTACGGAATGTCAGCAATGACGAGCTGTGCTTTTGGGATGCAGTAGGATTTGAAGTTCTGGAAGTTATCGTGATACAGCTCACATTTCACATCAGCCATCGACATCCTCCAGTCTCTTTTTCAGGGCTTTGCGGAATTCCTTTGTGCCAAGCTGGTTACCGTCCGTCTGCCATTCCAGTTCAAAATCAAAACGAGCCTCCAGTTTCCGGACTGACCATCCGGGCTTGAAGGTGCGCCATGTTGCATCATCCCATGCTCTGAGCTGTTTCCAGAGATCGGGGAAATCGAAATACAGAATCCGCAGCTCGTTCAGCGGCTGCAGCGGACAGCACCAACAGGATACCCGTCCGAATTTCTCATACAGACCGCCCCAGTCATAGCCGCGTTCCCTGCAGTACAGCTCCTCATCGCTGTGGTCGTAATCGTCATAGCCGCCTCGAATATCGTTCATAATTCTGGTGTGCTTGTATCTCTTATGGGACTGGTAGCCCCTGCGGTCTTTCCACGTTCTGCTCATGCGTTGATCTCCTTCCACTGTGTTTTCGGCATGGTCGCCACCTGCCAGCCGATGCCTTCGAGCGCAGTGGCTCTGTCGTAGGAGTCTACATCCTGCGAAGCCCGCGTGATGGCATTGCTCAGACCGTAGAGGGAGAGGTCGCCGCCCTGAATCAGGTAGTTAAGAATGCTGTCCTGTTCCGGCTGATTGAGGTCATACGCCTTGCCGGTCAGCTCGATAACATCCTGCACACGTCCCGTGATCTTTGCGCCTGCGCTTTCTTCGAGCTTACCAACAATCTGAGCAAACCTTGCTTCCTCAATCGCGGCAAGCGTTGTATCACGGAGTTTCAGCATAAAAGCATGATCTTCCGCTTCGAGCGTTTCATCGGTGTAGATATTGAAGCTGTCTTCCAGAGCCTTTGCCGCTCTGCCCACATGGGTACGGCGTTCGCCCATGCTGTTGACCACCATGCCGTTGGTGCAGGCAAGCGTATAGACAAGCGGCTGGACAGATACCGCACCGAGACCGACCTCAGAATTGGAAATGATAACACCCGCCTGCACTCTGTCACCGACACACGCCATTTCAAGGCGGTGATTGACGATCTTCAGATACAGCTTGTTTTCGGTGACCTCGCAGCTCATGACCTCCATGCCGTCCTGTCCGGCGAACAGCGGCAGCACCGCCGATGCGATCTCCAGATTGTCGATACGTCTGTATCTATCGGAAAGTAGAGCGCGGGCGACCTGTCCGCTGCCGTAATCAAGGGTGCGCACCATGTAGCTGCTGTCTTTGTCGGAAAACCATGCGTTCACGTTATCTGCCAGAAGCTCCGGCTTCTGTTTCTGCATCATGTCATAATATCTCGCAGGAATACCGAGTGCCGATGCCACCTGACGGTGAAAGAGTTGCGTTGTGCCGAAGCTGTGATCGTCTCCGATGCGGAAGGTGCTGCCGTCCTCGTCCAGACGAAATGCCTCCGCCGCACCGATATAGTCCTGCTTTGCAGCATTCTGACGCTGAAGCTCTGTCAGCACCTCCGGTAATGCTCGTCCCTGTTTCATAGAAATATCCTCCTAGTCTTTGAAATAATAATCGCCTGTATATCCGGCAGATGATAAGGGAAGACCGTCCGCCCATGCCGGATTCCGGTTCATGATATTGCACACATCATTGACAGTGTATTGTTCTTTCGACACTTCGAGAATGACTTCATCGTGTACATGTCCGACAATGCCAAGCCCTGCAAGCTCCATGCGGCGCATAGCTTCCGCCAATAAATCCCTTGCAGTTGCCTGTGTGATGTTCTCAGTGAGCTTGCCCGAGTAGGTTTCTTGCCGCACCCATTTATTGTTCGCACCAAGCCCCTCGAATGTCAGTGCCATGCGCCCGAAGCGGTTCGGCTGCAGCTTCGGTTTGATGTAGGCAAGCCTGCGTCCGGACGGCAGCACGATCCACAGGGTATTCGCTGAGAACTGAAAACTGATCCTGCCGACTGTGCGATCCTGATGATCTTTAACCGTCTCGATAGCCGCTTTCTCCACGGCGTACCAGAACTTTACTATCTCCGGATTAGCTTCTCTCCAAGATGAGATGATGTCAGGAAGCTCGTCCTCTTTCAGTCCCATATCTAGCGCACCCATTGAGATGAGCGCACCTGCGCCGCCGCCGTAACCGCAGGCCAATTCAGCGACCTTGCCTTTCTGTCGCAGTTCGCCGTTGATGCCGTGTTTGACAACCGGTACACCAAACATCTGCGATGCCGATGCACAGTAGATATCCTCACCACGCTGAAAAGCATCGAGCCGCCACTGTTCTCCGGCAAGCCATGCAAGGACACGAGCCTCGATTGCAGAAAAGTCTGCCACGATAAACTCGCAGCCATCCTTCGGGATCAGCATTGTACGAATAAGCTGTGAAAGGATATCCGGCGTATTGCCGTACAATGCTTCGATCATGTCAAAACAGCCCATTTTGACCAGTTCTCTTGCTTCGTCAAGAGTAGAGATGTGGTTCTGCGGCAGATTTTGCAGTTGAATGCCCCTGCCCGCCCAGCGCTGTGTGCGGTTCGCACCGGAGAACTGAAACAGTCCGTGCGCTCTGCCGTCCTCGCAGATGTATCTCTCCGCCGCCTGATACTTTTTCACAGAGGACTTCGCCATCTGTAAACGCAGCTTCATCATGTCGAGAGCCTCGCCGTCTGCACTGTGCTTATCCAGATCAGTAATGAGCGATGCGACATTTTTCTTGCCGAGAGAATCGACTTCGATACCGCGCTCCTCAAGCCAGCCTTTCAGCTGAGATACGGAATTTGGGTTCTCTAAGCCTGTTAATGCATATGCCCTTTTTGTCATTACCTCGGACATTGCCATATTGCAGATAATGGCCTGCTGCACCAGTTCCTTGTCGATCAGGATACCTCTGTCATTGATGCGCTGATCCATGTGGTAGTAGTCCCATTCCTGTGGGAGCAGGGGGAACTTTTCAAGCCTGCGGCGGATATCCCGCTCTGTCTCCACGTCCTGTATGCAGTAGCTTTTGAACAGCTTCCAGTCATCGGGAGCGTGTTTCGGCAGGTTTCGTGTTCTGCCGCCGTTAGCTTTGGTGGGCTTACAGGGCAGAGAGAAATAACGGATCAGGCGTTCGCCGACGGCATCCTTCTGCTGTGCGGTTTTCAGTGCCTGTGCAGCAGTCGCCAGCTTCAGCGGTAATGACAAACTCGCCGCCCACACCATCGTGCATTGCCACGAGTCCGGCGAAAGCTGTGTGCCGAGATATTTTGACAGGCAGGTTCGCTCAAACTGTGCGTTCCATGCCGATTTGATAATACTGTCATCCTGCAGCGCATCCATGACCTCTGCCGGGAGCTGCTCTCCACAGGCCATATCCACGCATTTTGTCTCTTCATCGTCAAAGGCATATGCGAACAGCAGAATATGGAAATCTCCCTCGACATAGCGGTACACACCGCAGTTCGGAAGGTTGACATCCGAATAGGTTTCAAGGTCGATGGAAAGTACACGTCTGCTCAATAATGATCACCACCTCTGTGTATGTAAAAGGGAGGACGCACCTCCCTTGTCTCAGTTCAGAAAATCCATATCATCATCGTCAAGCTCGTCGGCATCATCGCCCTCGACTTCCACAAAGTCGGATGCCGCAGTCGGCCTGCCGGCAAGACGCTCGCCGTGACGGACAAGCTGGATGTTCTGAAGTCCTGCTGCGATGCCCTTGTTGCCGGAAGCGGCAAAGCCGTAGAAATTCACGCTAACATTGCAGTAGTCGCCGCTGCCGCACTCCATCGGGTCGAGAATCGGCTGCACATGGCGGTCAACGATCTGCGGTGCATCCTTCGATGTGGCATTGAAGAAGAAATGACCTGCGTAGTTCTCATCGTCGGGACGATCGATATCACCGTCGTGCATGGGCAGCTTGAGGTTCGGCGGGATCTTGCCGCCCCACTTCTTCTCCTTGGCGGCTTCCTTCGCTGCCTCGATCGCCTTTTTGATCTTGGCGAGGGTCGCCTTGTCATCCTTGGGGATGAGCAGAGAGACGGAATACTTCTCCTCGCTGCCGTTGATGCTCTTGGGTTCCCAGATGTTGGCGAAGCTGATGCGGCACGGGATGATGACCTTCGTTGCAGGTGCGTTAGTTGTGTTTGCCATTTGAATACCTCCAAAAATTAATCTTCGTCAGGGAGTATAGAAAACTCCTGTTCGGGTGCTGATATGAGATCGACAGGCTCTCTCGGGTCGCTTTCCGGTACGAGAGCCAGCTTTCCGGGCGGCTTGGTGACATATGCACCGAGCAGCTCATTGAACTTTTTCTTGCCCATCATTTTCTCAAATTCCGTCAGCGTGATGAGCGTCTGCTTGTAAAGGTCGGTGTAGCCGTTCTGTACAGCGGTATCCACCACAGCTTTTGTATCTGTGAATACACGCTTGCTGCGCCCTTCGACCACCTTATAGCCGGGAATCGGTACACCGTGATTGATCGCCTCGGAGGATACGAATGCGAATACAGCTTCTATCCATGAGGATATCCTGTTCAGCGTCGGCAATATCTTCGCAAGCTCGGAAATCGGGATAAGCCCAGGCTGCTTGAAAACGGCAGTCTGTGTGTCCGCTTCATAGGGTGCGGTCATATCGCTCTCCTCCGCTGTGTCGAATGCACCTGCATCAAGGTCAAGGAAATCCTCATGGCAGAGCGCCAGTGCTTCATCGGCGCAAGCCTTGCAGACAGGTTTTGCACGGCAGAAACGGCACCAGTCGCCGGGCTTCTGTTCGCCTTTGCCTTCGTAGGCAAGTTTGGCAATGGGTTTAATGCTCTCTGCCCACGCTTTCAGCTCTGATACCGGCATCTCACAGGTGCTGATATTTTCAAGACGGGGCTGCACAATCGACATTCTGACGATCTCCACATCATAGATGAAATCATAAGCCCTGAGTGCGCCTAACGCATAGAGCATCATCTGTGGGTTGTGGTCTGCATCTACGAATACGCCTTTTCCATTTTTGTAATCCACTATGTGGAGGAGACCGCGACCTTCAGCATCTTTTCCAATGACGATCATGTCGCCCGTTCCGAAACCACTCGGTGCAATGTGGCTGTAGTCCAGTTTCTCCTCCACAAGTGCCATCGGCTCACAGCCGTTCACCTTCATTTCCTCGATAATGCCGATCACAAACTCGACATAAATATCTGTAGCCTGCTCAATTTCTTCTGTGTAATAATCAGACTGCGGACGCTCCATACGGTCATGCAGATACTTGCGCACCTTGTACTCGCACAGTTCATGTGCCGCCGTCCCTTCCTCGGCATATTCGCTCGTTGTATTGGGAAACTGCTCGTTCAGACGGGCTGACGGCGGGCAGTTCAGCCAGCGCTTTGCCGCAGATGCGGATAAAATTGCATGAGCACGATTCGCATGGTCGATATTGTTGGGCGGAACACCGGAAACTTTTGCAGTGCTTTTATTCGCCATATTGCTTCACCTCCGATCAAAGCTGCGACACATCTGTGAGGAACGCCTCATACTTGTCTGCAGGTATGTCGCTGACTTTCGCCGCACCGTAGGAACTCAGCAGTGCAAGTATCTTGTCCTTATTGTTGCGGTTCTGCTTGATCTTCTGCGTAACCACACGAATCAAATCATCAGCCGTCAGTGCAGCCTGTTCCTGCTTTTTCGGTGATGCTTTTTTCTTAGGGGGCTCTTTCGGCTTTTCCTCCGGCTCAGTATCCCACGGCAGATCGTCTGCGGAGATGATCTCCTCAAAGTCATCAGGATTAAAATCCTTCAGCGGCTCACCTGCAGGCGCAGGCGTGGGCGGTGTGGTCGTGCCGTTGATCGCCATGTCCGACAGTGACTTTGCAATGCCCGGCTCAGTCGCCGCAAGGAGCTGGATAACGCCGCCGAAGATCGTGCCGAGCGCATCGATCAGCTTTTTGGAATCGACCGGGATCGGCTCCGGTGTCTTATTAGTCTCCGTCATAGATCAGTCCCTCCTCATCGTCATCATCGTTCTCCGGCAGCGTGTTTTTGCCGTCCTCATGGTGCTTGCCCCTGAGATCAGACGGGAAGGTGATCTCGAAGAACATGCCGTCATCGTCGCGCTTCAGGCGGAAGATACCGACATCCAGCTCCATGTTCGGGAGAATCGAAGCGGACAGGGACATGAAGCGAAACATATCCATGGCGGTCTGTGCGATACCTGCCGCCTGCTTGTCCAGCATTGTTGCGATCTCCTTCAGCGCATCCTGTCCCTTGCGGTCTGCCATGTCAGCGCTCTGCTGCGTCTTGCGGTCATCAGTGTTGATGCCGCTGCCGTTGTAGCGGTTCTTCGGGGTTCTGGTTTCCATAGGCTTTTCCTTTCTGTGTGCGGTCTTGCGACCATGTAATGGTGTGCGGCCGCGGTGTGTCCACAGCCGCTGTTTTCATGAGGTCTTTTCAAGAGCCTCTACTATATAGCGTTTCGAGGGGGTGTTTTGTGGGTATCCCAAAAAATTTTTTTATCGAGCCTTTTGAATCACCATCTTTGCTTTTTTATAAGCACCTTCCAGTCGATCATTGACTGAATCACGGCTGATTCCGATTACTTCAGCAATCTGCTGCTGTGTCCAGTTATATTTATGATAATAAACAAATACCTCTCTCTGCTTGTCGGTCATCGCCGCCAGCATTTCTTCACGAGTTTCTCTGCGGATGACGGCGTCCAACGGATCTACCCCAAGTGTCTCATCATCCCAAACGAACCACTTGCCCTCGTAGTCCGCATCTTCTGTCTCATGCTCCTTTTCATCATCTGCCGCATCAGTTTCCGGCTTAATATCCGCATTACCAAGCCCACGGTTCAGAGCCTGTGTGATACGCTCCTCGCCAAACAGGGAGACAGTAGTCGTCCAAGGTGAAGATACAAGAGTTTCATTCGACACATCATCGGTCTCCTTCAGATATTCCTTCTCAGCATCTCGCAGCTTATTGAAATAATATGTGAAGTTCACACAGTACGGGAGCCATACGACGGAGTGCCTTCCATAGCCATTCTCGTAGAGGGCATATCCCGTTTCGTACAGTGTGCAGCCGTTCATTTTTGCAAGGGGCAAACCATCTGTATTCATGAGCTTTACCCTTGTGGGTGTCTTTCCCTGTCTCTTCTGCTTCTGCTCAAGCCCAAGGATAGTAAGCAGATCACGCAGAGTGGTCTTGTTCGTGATGACAGGAAGATCAATGTCGTTTTGAGCAATAATCATGTTTTCCATAATCGTTCCTTTCCGCAAGGAACGCATCGGCGGCAGATGCCCACAGCGCAGACCGCAATACCAAAAAGGCACGCAGGCAGCAGATGTTCGTGAGGGTACAGTTATCCCTATCATCCCGACTGTATAACCATACCTGTCCGGGAGTAGCTTTTGTATTCCTCTGTGAGCATCTGTCCGCCAGTGCGCGCCCTGACTAACAAATGTAATAGTTTACTTGAAGGTTATTTGATCACACCGTCCGCGGTGTCAGTGTAGCAGTTATCAGTCATGTCACCGTTGCCCGTGTACTTACGGAATCCGGCGGCAGTGAAAACAAGAACTTTTATTCCGCACTTTTGTGCCTCCTTGATCTCAGCAGACATTCCACTGCTGATTCTCGGACTTATGATCCACAGCTCGTCACAGCTTCTCAGAGCCTTCAGCCCCAGCTCCATGCCGAGCGCACGCTCAACCTCGTCATCATCGTTCAGGAACTGCGGGTAGTAGAGATGCGGTACAATCGGGTCACAGCCACGCAGTGCGGCGAATGTAGCTACATCCTTGGCGAGCTTCAGATTGTCGATCAGCTCGTTAGCACGGAGGATAGGATCGGTGGATACCGGGCGGAGGGGGCTGCAGATGTAAACGCTCTTCTGATTTTTCATGATAGTACTTCCCTTCAGATAAATGAATTAACGGATACGGATGGTATAAAAATAGCCGGATGCATACCGTGGGAGAACATACAGCTATATCCTGTGCTTGTGGGTATAGTTTGAGCCTATGACCACAAGATGTAGTAGCTTGTATGAACATCCGCTGCCGTATGCATCCGGCGTACAGAGGTTGTTTACAGCCTTGGGAGAGGGGGTTGGTATTGATCTGTTCCCTTGACCGTGATTATATTGTACCAGAATATTTGCGTTTCAGATATACTTTTAGCGTGAACACTTTTCAACAGGCTTTCAACAGAAAAATCACTGATTTTGATATAATATGCACATCAAATAATATATTTGGTGTTGGCATTCTGTTTGTTATGACGGAAAAATCGAAAAAATTCTGTGGAAAAGTGTTCACGCTTGATGAACGGTACCTAAAAATATTTTTGATGTCGTAAAAACACCGTATTTGCGCCTATTTTTCACATAAAAACGGTATGTTGAAAACTCAACTTATCATGATTGCGAAACTCGTGAGAATAAAAAAGAACTGCACCGCAACACCTAAAGTGTTACAGTACAGTTCAGTATAGAACAGTATAGTTATGTGATTTTATTTTACTCCACTTTTCTTCTCACGAAGCAGAGCAGGAAGTCCCTGCTCCTGCACGAACTCGTCCCATTTATAGATGCTATCAGCGTACATTGTTGAAAGGATAATATCGAACACAATTTCCTCGTCCGTATCGCCGTCAAGCATATGACCGGCTTTGTGCATAAGATGATCGTTAAGCCCTGGTACAAGACCAAGTCCAAGTGTCAGCATGGCGGCAATGGGAATACTCGGTCTGTAACTTCGGTTCGTCTTACACTTGCTGATGACACCGTTGGAAAGTCCGCTTAAATCAGCGACCTGCCTTATTGATAAAGCCCAATTATCTAAATAGTACGCAACGATATCATTAAAATTGGAGGGAAGAGCTTTCTTCGTTTCCGATACCAGTTTCCGCCATCTGGTCTTTTGTGCAGGCGTACCTGATATAAAAGCCTTTTGGAACTGTTCCGGTATTGTATCTTGTAAAACACCGGTTTTGTAATCGTATATTAGGATTCGTCGCTTGGTAAACAGAAGACAGCACTCTATCATATGTTTATGTGCGTAGTCCGTTAGCCTTGGATTTCCGTTTCTGTCTTTTTCGATATACGGCGGGGCATTGATGCACAGATGTCCTTCACAATAGATATAATCACCTGTGTGCAGCAGGCGGCGCAGCTTACGGTCGGTTCGGAACATTTTGACAAGCTCGTCCTGCGAAACATCAAACGTCTGATAAGGACTGATTCCAGACGGAACTTTGTAGGAGGGGATATATTCTTCGTTGATGAAATTCAGGATACCGCTTGTATCAGAGTAATTAAGCTCTCTAAGACGATATTTTGCCGCTTCCTTTGATACATTGAAATATGCCGCTATTTCTTTGATGATCGCCTCATACATAGCAAACTCGTTCATCCAGGCATATTTCGGCAGAAGCTCCTGCATTTTCTCGTCAACCCATTCATCTAACATCAGAACGCGTGGAGCGAGACGGTTAGCCTGCCATTCCATTTTACTGATTTCTTTGAGGTCATCTTCATCAAGCGGAAGATGCTCCTCTTCAATAGGCTCGAAATATTCATGAAGCTCCTGAATATAGTTTTCCTGAAATAAGAAAAACAGGCTGTGAAGTCCAAAATGGCAGCACTCATGCATCGCAGTATTATGTGCCTTATTCAGATTGTCACGGCAGAGAGTGCGGTCTATCAGAATGGTTTTATCCGGAACTTTAGTGAAAATAGCAGTGCTGTCCTCTTTAAAAAGTGTGACTTTCTTGCCGTGCAGAAACAAAGCTCCTTTGTGCTTTCCGTCTATGGAAAGACCGCTTTTATATGCGTGAAGCCCCATTTCCCGTATCATAGCTTTTACGTCAATATGACCGGGAGTAGCAAATGCAGCGGGATAATGTTCTTCCAGAAACCAGTGGGCAAGGTCTTCCAGACTGTTTCTGTCTATATTCGGCACGAGATAGTCGTCCAGTCTTAATTTCCCGAAAGAACGATCCATGTCATCTTCCGGATGATATGGCATAAAGTACTGAAACAGACTGCTCCGCTTCTCGTAAAGGTCGTAGTAACCTCTCACACGATAGTCGGCAACGGATCTTCTGCGTTCAGGCGCATACTCGTCCCCTGTGTAGATATCTATATATACTCGTATGATCATATCTACATAAACTTCTGACCACGATCTTCTGTATAAAATCGTATTCAGAGTTTTAGCTCCTGTCACTCTCAGTCCGACAAAATCGGGTATCTCGCCGGTACCAAGTCCGTACTCGTGAAGATGTTCTTTAAGATAATAGTGGTAGGCGGTTTCGTAATGCGCACGCAGCCAGTCTGTAAACCGCACCATCTTCTTCAGCTTATGGTGGACGGTGTTGTACTGTGGCTCAGATTCGCCCGGATCTGCTTCGTTGATGATCCAGATAAGAGGATATCTGATCGATGCTTGAAAAGTTGTTGTCAT